GGTCCTGGTCACGATAGAACTCGTTGAAGATGAGTGCATAGGCGCGGAACGGAAGAGCCGAGATATCGACCGTGGACGGCGCAACCGAACCGGGATTAATGCCCATGTAATCAGCGAGCGAGCCAATAGCGGGAGAAGCAGCGATATTCATCGTTGGAAAAGTACCCGCTGAACCACCCAGGCCGTCATTACCGCCCGTAATAAAGTCCTCCCAACCAGTCCAGAGCAAACGGAAGGGAACGAACCAGTGATGGAGTCGAACCGTGACCGGATGCATAACCGGAGTGAGAAGCGGTGAAACCCGCAGAAGTGCTGAGGTAACGTGCCGAATGGAATCACCGGGCAACACGTCATAGTGAGCGACGGGAACGAGCTCGCCCATATCATGCGTCGCCATCTTGTAGTGCGACAAACTAAACTTTGATCGTTTCATCGTAAAGTCTCCTTTTCGATACCGCGTTGGATACGACCTTTGGCAACCTGCTCATGCTGCTTTCTACGCGACCACCGTTCACCAGGTGGGAGTAGATTTTCTTCGAACACGATTTCCTGCTTTCGACTTTCCGGCATCTTACGATCCCGACCGAGAGCCAGACGCAGACGCGCCTGGAGGTACCGATCTAACGGATAGTTGAATCCGTCAATACGAACGGATGTGGGGATGTCGGTGAATCGGGCAAGAAGAGCCGATCCGGCACGAGAAGTAAGAACGAGAGCCATATGATCAATATAACTAGCTCCCAATCCAGGCCTGAGCGACATTTCGTGATATTCCGGGTGACGACCTTTAAGAGCAACGTCACCAGATTTTGTAAAACCTTTCGTGGCGTACTTGGCAACATACGAAGCACCTCCGGGCTTTAAGATTCCAACCTGTACAAACCCACGATCCCAACACTGTTCAATGATCGCCCTGATATCAATTCCAGAGAAGTCACCGAACAGAGTCAGGTGATAATGAGGACGACCCAACCTGGAGCCGTACTCGCCTGCAACGTGAAAGCGGCAAACGACGCCGCGTGCACGAAGCCTCTTCAAAAAACCAGAGACCACCTGAGGTTCCAGAGAGTTGTCCTCTGGCAGGTGATCCTGGTCATACGTCAACGTGACGAACAACGAATGGGGATGCATCCGTGATTCCAGAACGATCCGCGTTGTCCAGGCTAACTGACGACTCAGCATACAAGGCGCACAGTGTCTGCAACGATACTGGAAACCATCAGAAGTAAACCCAGGGCGTGCGCACATCACATGCGATAACCAGCACGCATCAGGCGACCGGCACTACCGCGACGACGACGAATGCGGAACCGGCCACGACCCATGCGACGACCACGACCCCGAAAGCTACTACGACCGCGACGATAAGCCATTTGACACCTCCTGCAGTTTGACATTGTTAACGGGACTGCTCTTCCTGGTAGAGCCGATGAGTGACCGAGTTAGGCACGAAGTACTTCCACCCCTCGTTGTACCAGAACCAATCGGAGACCGCACGATAGGGACCATAGGTCCAATCCGTGATTTCTCCATATTCATCCTCCATCTGCTGAGCAGTAGCAGATTGACTTGTACGCCAGGGTTCACCTGGCTTGCGAAAGACACGAGCCGGCGGAGCGACACCTGGTAGCGTGTAGTCCTTGGATTGAGCAGGAACCTTGACGATATCCTGATTGACGTTAGCACGCTGACGAACACGAGCCGCATTGCTGTCCTCTTCCATTTTCTGAACAACGTCCATTGTTTGAGCTTCGAGCAACTTCTGGCGTGCACGAGATTCAGCCAGTGCCTGGACGTGTGTTTCCTTACGCTCACGAGCTTCGAACATGCGGCCGACCGAACTCATATCGACGCGAGATTGAGGAGCCTGACCACCAGCATAGATCATCGGGCTTGAGCTCATTGATGCACCACCACCACCAGCGGCGCCCATGGCGAAGAGTGGATGGACACCGGCAGCTTCCGCATCCGATATCAAACGTTGAAAGCGAGAGTCCTCACGACCGTACATCTCCTGGCGGAGTTGATCCTCACGACCCCACTGTGCAGCGCGATCGCGCTTAAAGTGTTTGCGATTTTGAACATTCTGCATTTGTTGAAAGGTGATGTTCTTATTGTTCTGAACTGACTCACCGATCATCTGGAACATCTCACCCATCCCAGCGAAAGCCATGACTCACCTCCTGCAACGATAATATGACTCGGCTGTGCGCCGATAACGCCCACCACGACCAGGTGAGCGACCTTTACGACCTGCGACACGTTGAGCAAATAATACCTCTCGACGAGCCTCACGGCGAGAGCAGAAGTCAGTAGCCCTAGTGGGCAAAGAAGGTTTGGCAGGAAGGATAGGGGCCGACCGCAGCAGCGGTCTTTGTATCACCTGCGAGGCAGGGAACCGCCTCTGCTCACGACGCACGCCGGGGGCAGCTTGTGATATCCGCAGAGGACTGACGCGCCCTGGAGCCGCGTAGCTGCTCCTGAGCGGGCGCTGGTCAAGCACAGTCAGATGGGGCCGGGGCAGGCGACGCCTAGAGCCATTGGAGGATAGAGGCTCGCCCGTCCCGAAAACGTGAGTTACTTTGTTGCTTGACCGACGACGCGACATGAGAAAGCTCCTGTCACTTAGCGCTATATTATCAAGTACTATAGCGAAGGCCTCACGGCCTGTAAATTCACCAGGTGAAAAAAAAGCCCCACCAATGGTGGGGCTTCATAAAGCCAGGCTTTAGAGATCCACGATCTCTTCACTTGCCTGGCGGCGAGCTCTCTCGAACAGACCCTTGGCCCGTTCCTTGTCCTGCTGGAGGATTGTTGACGGGCATATGCTGTTCAGACGTGCCATTGTTGCCTGATACTGGAGCAGAGCCTCCATCAGCACTTCCCTGTCCTTGTCCGTCATCATCAGCCGGTAGACCTTGATCAATTGGAACCTCCTCTTGCATTGGTTGTAGCTCATAGGGGGAGACCCAGACGTCCTCGTCCTCGACATCGAAATCATTGGCTTCGAGGAACGTTTCATCCCCACGTTCATCAGCTTGAGCACTGAGCTCGTTCTGCACGAGCCGCCTGATGGTCTCGCTGATGTCCTCCGGGCGATCAAAACCGAGTGGCATAGCCACCGGTGTGTCGTCCGGTATTTCCCGGCCCTGGGAATCATAGCCGGGCTGGATATAGATGCTCTCTTTGGATGCCATTACACGACCCTCCCGATTACCTTTTTGCTGAGCATGCGGCGAGCCTGGATGGAATGGTTGTACAGACCCCAGAGAACGTCCGCTGACTGCACAGCGTGAATGCGTTTGGTCGGAACGCACTTGACGAACGACTCATTGAGAGTCGGATACGCCGTAAAGGAGCGGCCCATATGCCAGGTGTTGAGCGTGCTCCGAAACTCACCCGTGACCGTGCTCGGGTGACGACGGTACTCGTAGTACCGATCATTGTAGCCAATAACAGTTCCGCCAGGAGGACCGTTATACCAGAGCTCTTGAGCATTGATGGACTGCTGACCGATTTGTTCGAGCTCCTTTTGATAATAATCTTCCTTGGTGCGTTTGGAGAACGATCGGTGAAGACCCTCGGTGTACATCGTCTTCGGCCGAACAGAAGCCAGAGTCATGACGATGCCGTGCTCCTCGAAGAAGCGAACGAAGGCATTGGAGCGAAGAGCAGCGATGCCGTGACCGCGCATCGTGCCGACCGCATTAGTACCTTCCGCCGTCTGAAGAACTTCCGAGAAGGAGAACGTTTGCTTGCCACCACCCAGATATTCCGGTCGATCAAGGCGACCGTCAGAGGAACGGATGCCGAGGTACCGGAGATATTCGACATAGCGTGCGCCGTACTGCGCGCGCGCTTCCTGGTAGCGTTGAATTGCGAGCGACCGGCGGAGGTCATTGATGTTGATACCAGGAGGACCATAGGTCGTGGTTGGCGTATTGCCACCCTGGAGACCGAGCAGAGCAACGAGGCCGTTGCCAGAATCCAGAGAGACACCCGTACCAGTTGGAGACTGGAGACCACCACCAGCAACCGTGACCGTTGCGCCTGCACCCGCGGGAGTATTTGTGCCGGCGTTATACATGACCGCACCAGGTGCGTTGGTAGCACGACGAACACCAGCGGAACCGGTGAGCGGAGCGACTACCGTTGTCCCACGACTTGTCCAGGGACGAGCAGAGGTGAACTGATCCTTTTCCCAGGCAACGTTTAGCAGAGCCTGAGAGGTAGTAGCGTCGACACCCGATGCCTTGGAGAAGCCGACAGCCGGAACCAGGTCCTGGTCACGATAGAACTCGTTGAAGATGAGTGCATAGGCGCGGAACGGAAGAGCCGAGATATCGACCGTGGACGGCGCAACCGAACCGGGATTAATGCCCATGTAATCAGCGAGCGA